TGATATCCCTTTTCCGGGAATGTGTCTATCTTCATGGCGAGTCGATCGTTTTTGAGATACCACTGGTCCTTGTGAAGTGTGTATGCCACGTAGTGACCACCTTGGAAAGAGCCCATGTGTGTACAGCTTGCAAAGAGTTTGTATCCCGGGTAGTGCGGTGCTTTGATTTCCTTCTTCTGACTCTGGCTGCATATCAGGATAGGTGGCTTATTCTCCATAACTCTCCTGGTCGCCGCAACATCGTGCACAACCCCCTTGTCGTCCTCGTACCCCTCGATGCCAATCCACTCATCGGTCCAATCTATGTTGACCATGGTATCTTCTGTGACCTTGGAAGTTCCGCTCTTGCACACGGTTTCTTGTGTGACTTTTGTTGTGAAGATTCTTTCTATATAGTCCTTGGGTTCCAATATATCGAGCACACACATCAACGCCTCTTGTGCATCGTGTTGGTCGGAGTTGTCAAAATGCGCAAAGCGTTTGCGGAAGAGATTGAGCAGGGTGGAGCAGTCCAGCGGCTCCTTGGGGCCCTTCCAAAAACGATGAACAACCGCTTGAAACTCTTTGGTGAACTGGGACTCTCCCTGGTACTGTTTGATTAAAAAGTAGTTGCTCACCTGCGGAACCTGCAAGAGACACTGAAGGACACTATTGAAGTAACAGGTGTTTCCGAGATTGTGCAAACCCTTCATTTAAAAGAATGACACATTGATCTTTTAAATGGATAATATATTCAGAGTCATAGAAAAATCCTTCTTCCTCAAGAAGGATCTACCACATCTCACATGCTCATTCCACCTCGGTCGTTTCAACAATGATACATTCGATCCTAATGTTGGCAAGGACCGTTTCAATTCAGTTCTACGAGCTCTTCGAAAGTACACAGAGTGGGAAGCCGTCGTAGATGATATTCATTCCTCTTATCACCTGAATGATAAGAGGATGGATATTGATGAGAATACACAAAATCATAGGACCTGTGTGATTAAGAAAGTAAACGAGTTTGACTTTGTACTGAGAAATTTACCCCTTGATGCCAAGGTGGAGATGGTGCAGGAAATACCGACAGAACCGCTCACCGACGAAGCCGACTCTATGAAGACTGTCAAGCGCACATCCTTTGTCAGGAAGAATCTATCCATAGAGATGATGATCAAGAGCGGTGATTCGGATGATATGGATGAAGAGGATCCCGAAACCTATGAGATGAAGATGACCATTGTAGACCCCAGGATCGTGACAGATATGGATACGCTCTACAACCTCATCTACAAGATCAAGTGTGTTCTAGCATGTTGAAAAGCGCGTGTATCTGTACTTTGTAATTGCAGGGTTCCATCTCTTCATAGTTGTCGATGACATAGAGTATGAGGTTATTGTCGGTCTCGGGCATGTTATCTTTCAACCACTGTCGGGGGTCATCGGCTTGTTCAAATTCGTCGCAGTACATGAACTCTATTTCGAGCGGACACATCGAACCAGACTCCTTCCGTCTCCAATGTTGAATATATTGCGCCGCGGTATATATAATGCAATCTATGAGTGATTCTCTACATGACAATGTATCTACATCGAGATCAAATACATGATCGTCCATGCGCAACACTATATCGTCCATTTACTTGTTCATTTGTGATTTCTTTAATAAGAGGTCGCACAGAATCGGCTTTGTCACTTTCTTCGGGAGCGGTATACCCAAACGAATGGCCATATCCACAAGAGCTACCTTGGAATATCTCGTACACTGTCTGGTTCCTATCTTGAAACCAACCTTGGGATCCACGTACATGTCGAGCTTCGGAGCCTCGCGCCCTACGTTGGTCTTCTTCTCATTCGTGTTCTCACCAAAGCCGAATATCTTTCGTACAGACTCTGGCACTCGCACATCCGCCTTTCGGTACGCCTCGCGAACCTTGTTCCTGGAATAGTCTATCTTCTTGGGGATTCCGTAGCAACACGGCTGCCCCTGTGGATTCGGTCGTATATAGTCACCCGCTCGGGGGCACTTGCCTTCATAACTGTACGGCGACGGTCTGCGCCCGACGGGGCAGCTCGTTCCACGACGAGTGATCTCCGGCGCCGGACGATTATCGGCTCTCTTGGCCACCTGCGTTTTCTTCGGACGCGCACGCACATTCCTCGCAGACGGTGTGAGCAGACCAGAGTCCTTTAGAGCTTCTAGAAAGTCTTGTGTCACGTCTACGGCCTTTTTGATGTCCGCCGCACCTTCTATGACCACTGTGCCGCTTTTGGATATCACAAGGGTAAAGGCGTCGTCAAATGCCACATAGAGAAAGGGTGGGTCGAGTCTAGACTTTAGCGTATAGTTCCGAAACCTCGCCAGACCGCTGGGCACATCCAAAATATTTTCGAGGGTGTCTGTGTTCACGGTGGCAGCCAAGACTATCTTTGATGTGACGTTGTTGATTTGAATCGGTATGTCAACTCCGGGCAGAATAAAGTTTAGGATCTTCTTGGGTGTGCTGGTGAGATAGCCACCGGACATTCGGATTCGTCCCGTGTTGAAGATACTCAGACTCGCCCCCTGAGTACCCCCGACTCTCATGATGTACTCGACACTGGAAATAGACTTGTTTTTGGCTATTACCCGCCCACCGTACTCGCTCGTGTATTCATAGGCCTTTTGCATGCGCCCGTAGCGCGTTGTGAATCGAAGCACCTCGATGTCTGCCTTGTTCTTTGGCAAACCCTCTCTCTCGACACGACGTTGAATGGTGTCGAGATTCACAACCTTCCCCAAATCGGCCGTAGCGTTCCACATACCCAGACCCTCGCTTTGACGCAGGTTGAAGTCGGTTACCTTGAAAAACTTGGCTCTAAACTCTTCGGCGATGTCCCTGGCGCGCGAGCGCGTCACCCCCAACTGCCCTGCTATCTGGTCAAGGTAGACGACACTTGGAAGCTTTATCTTACCCACCGCGGCCACTGCGTAGGACTGCAGCGCCTTGAGGAGAACGCGTTGCTCCTCCTTGTCTGGCTCCAGGCGGTTGAGAAACTTTTCCATATACTAGTAATCATCAGAAAATTGTAGCGTGTCTTGCACCACATCGAGACCCCGTATGATTGGTTGAGGTGGGTAGACACGCCCCTTGTATGTACAACTCTCCGTGTGCACCTCAATCTGCTTTGCACTGAAGGGTCCCATGTAAAAGTCAGGACTGAACTTGAACTTGCCCAGGTTGTTTTCTTGACAATGATCGTTGAATATCTGCACGAAAATCTTCTGCGGGCAGAACTTGTCTTCGCCGTAGATAACCTTTTCGGATGCCAAAAAGTGCTGCAGACTGCTTGTCGCCATAGCCAACTGGGTCTGTATGGTCTTGAAGTACTTTGGTACCACATTCCATATATCCTGGTCCGAATACCGCTGAGCGTACTCTAGGTATGCTCTGATACATTTCAGCATGATGGCTGGCAACTCGTGATCTAGCTTGACGTCCAGATGGGGATCGGCCTCCATAACCTGCTTTGAAAAATTCCATGTTAGCACACGCCTCAGTACACTCCCAGAATTGTCCTTCCAGTTTGGAATTTCATTTCCACCCAGGATACCGGGTATTTTCCATTCGATGCACTTGGCCTTTTCGTTTTTCCGGGCGATCGACACATCTTCGCCCGATACAAGCGATTGGAACTCGGCCTGCTCCAGGCACATGTCTCCCTTGATCTCGGGTGCTATGAACATCAGACCGTCGTAGATACTCGAGAGACCAAATTTTCTTTCGATGTTATTTGACAGTGTGCGGACATCCTCAGAGTCGTAGAATCTCTTGAAGACCTTTGTGATCAATGTTGACTTGCCCGATCTCGCCACACCCTTGAAAAAGGGTATGATCTGCCACCCGTCCATATCGTTGACATCGAAACACAGTCGACCACCCATGACATATATCCACTTGCACACATCCGGTTCAAACCTTTGGTAGTCCAGAATGGACTGAAAATGCGGCGTCGGTATGTCGTACCAATCCTCCACGTCCTCGTACGTCTCAAAGGTCTTGTCAAAATATTTGGAACTTATGATAGTGGGATCGAGCCTTCGAATTTCACTGCTCTCATACGGATAGAATCTGCATGAATAGTTTTGTGTCTTTTCACACCATTCCTTTCCCACAAAGAGTCCGTTTTTGAACGACCACACGTTTCTGTTCTTGACTATTTCCGGAAACTGCATATCTCTGCACTGTGTTAGATGTTTCGTGACATCTTTGGCGTTGGATGCCTTTTGAGTCAGGTTCTTCCAGATATCGCTGTCAGTCTCCTTCTGCGCGGTGTCATATACGAAATCATTTATGGACATAACAGGCTTCCACGCCCTCGTCGAGTACATTTTCTCGGTCTTGATTTCTGCACAGCACTGTTCCTTGTAGCGACGGTATTTTTTCTCATCCAGCTTTGACAACATGGCCAGTATCAGTTGTTGATAGGCCGATGGGTCCTTGAGATCCTCTAGCGTTCCACCCCTCATGAAGGTGTAGTCCGCATCGGGGTCCTCGGGCACACGAGTCGGATTATTAATTCTATCGAAGATGTTGGCGTACCCCGAGACGGTGTTGTACGCTTCTCGCACCATACCCAACAGTCTGCACACCCTCGACCTCACGGTGAGTTCAGTACCCGCTATGTCTTCGGCTTCATCGAAGGAAATACCAAGTTCGTTTGACCTGTGGTAGAGTTGTCCCAATGTCTGCTGCAGTAGTTTGAATCTTTCCGCCACATGGGGGTCTGTTGGTTCCAGGGGAAGTCCATCTTGACCAAGTTTCTCGGGTGTATATAATTGTCTAAAACCACAAATCAACGGAAACCACTGATCACCTCGGTTGTTGATGCCCCATCGTTCCTCGAGCTGTTCAACATATGTTACAAGGTCATCGGCACTCAAGTCATCGACTCGCGATCTCAGAATCTCACGTTGTATGCTTGCATCGTCAGAATCTTTGGAGATCTTGTGAACCTGTTCCATAGTACACTACTAGGTAGATATTTTTCTAATTGAGTTTTGTGAGTATCTTTGTCAGTACCTTGGTTTGAGCTTCAAGTGCATTTGCTATCTTCAGGAGCGCTGCCAAGATGTCGCTGTACTCCTCGTCAGAGGGGTCGGAAAAATCGTGCTCTTCTTCGTCTTTGTTCATTAATGATGAAGGAGAATTTCTGACCGAGTAAAATGCGCGACGAAAAAAAAATGTTGGGCTATAGTATAACAACACAATGGCAGGAGGACTTATGCAGCTCGTAGCTTATGGCGCACAGGACGTATACCTAACTGGTAACCCTAAGGTTACCTTCTTCCAGGCGGTATACAAGAAGCACACCAACTTCGCTATGGAGAACATCGAGCAGACCGTTAACGGTACTGCCGGTAACAGCGGCCGCATCTCCGTTACTGTAGCACGTAACGGTGATCTTGTTGGACAGATGTACATGGAGCTTACTCCATCAGGAAGCACAACAACCAAGGCTGGTGACTTATCAGTTGTTGATAGTTGCTGGCTGGCTGAGCGCGCTGTCAACGACATCGAGCTTTCCATCGGTGGACAGCGCATCGACCGTCACTACCAGCGCTGGTGGAGGTTGTACTCTGAGCTTTACCTCGATGAGGCAAAGAAGGTCAACTGGGGTAAGATGACTTCTCTACCTGCTGATGGCCTTGCTACTCAGGTATACCTACCTCTTATCTTCTTCTTCAACCGCAACCCTGGTCTATTCCTACCTCTTATCGCTCTTCAGTACCACGAGGTCCGCCTTGACTTCGAGCTGGCCAGCGACTACGCTGCATACTTCAGCACCTCAAGCGCACCTAAGGTGTGGGCCAACTACGTGTACCTAGACACCGAGGAGCGTCGCCGCTTTGCTCAGAAGGGTCACGAGTACCTCATCGAGCAGGTACAGCACACTGGTAACGACACCGTTACTGTGAACTCTGGATCTACCGGAACCAAGCAGGTACGCCTGTCCTACAACCACCCAGTGAAGGAGCTTGTATGGTGCTTCAACGATGGTACCAGCTCCAACGCGCAGATGTGGAACTTTACTTCCAACTCTGCCACTTCCAACGCAGTTGTTCTACAGACTGACCCAACTGCAGCAACTGCCAACACTGTATTGGTACCAACTTCTTGGGGTACTGGTGCACCTATGTACGTTGCGGGTTCTGCGTCAGACACTCTATCTTCCATTGATCGTTGGTGCGAGGAGGGTGCTTCAACAGCTGCATCCGTTGGCCCTCTGTCCACTTTCAAGCTTATCCTTAACGGACAGGACCGCTTCAAGGAGCAGGACGGCAAGTACTTCAACCAAGTGCAGCCATACTGCCACCACTCCGGTACTCCATACCCAGGCGTGTACTCTTACAGTTTCGCACTAAAGCCTGAGGAGCACCAGCCAACTGGCACATGCAACTTCTCTCGTATCGACAACGCACAGGTTGAGGTTGTAATGAAGGCCAACACAAATACTACTGCCAACGCCACAATGAACATGTTCGCTGTGAACTACAACGTTCTTCGCATCCAATCAGGTATGGGAGGTCTTGCCTTCTCCAACTAGGTTTCATCATAATACCCTCAAAATATCCACAACAAATATCTTAATATTCGTAAAAACAAAATATTAAGATATCTTAATATCATGATTCATATAGTGACCTA